AGCCGCTGCAACGCCGTGGGGCGCGGTTCCTGTGGAGTTGGACCTATTCGGCAGGCAAACGCCTATGATGATGCTTGTCGATCAATTAGAGCCGGTTGCGGCAACGGCCATTGCCGTTTGAAGTGAGGATTAAGCAAGCATGGTAAAGTTACGGACAATATTAGCGTCTTTTTTTGGGAGTGCGATTGTTTCTCCAGATCCTACTAACGAACTTAAATCCGCGCCTGACTACGCCGCGTTGGAAAACGCTATTTCGGCAGCAGGGAGGGATAGTGTTTTTGCCCTTATGAACGCTTGGGGTTGGAATTCCACTTCTACGCCTCCAGTCTATATCTGGTGGGAGGCGGTTAGGTCTGTGAATGAACGGAACAGCGCGCAAACCTGCCCTTGCAATTAACCTAAATCTGTGTAATTGGGAATATATTCTATCGCGCTGCGTTTCCTGACCACGCTTGTGGTATGTGGCCCAAACGCCCGCAATCTGCCGTTCCGCACGCGAATGGTGACCGGGATGCTTGTCCCCAAAATCGGAATAAAGGCCATGCGGGGCTATAGCCGCAAGAGTTTAGAATGCGAACCAGCCTTTAAGGCCGTGTAGCGATTGCAAGCGTGAAGCGGCTTGGTTGAGTATCCGTTTAACCCACTGGGGCGGACCATTCTAATTCAGTTTGGGTAGACGTTAGAGCCGGATGTTCATCTAGCCTATCGAGACAACGGTGAACCGCTAGAGTACGCTTTGGCCGAATATGAGCCTAGTAACCGCCCAATTTAATTTCAGTTTGGGTCTGTAGGGCGGTAACGCCTCTAATCTGATGGCGTGACTCCGATACGACCGCCATAAACTGGTGCAGCGACTATCGGATAGGCTGCACGGCCCAATTCAATAATGTCGCATTTGTTTGATTCTCTTGGCATTTGGGCGCCACCCTAAAACCCATATGCGATATGATGTTTTGGCCGATTTCCTTTGTTTTCGGCACCGCTTCAAATGCGACATTAGGAGTGAGCATGAACGCTGACACCATCCTATCCCAAGCCCAGTTTGAAATGGCAGACCGTTCCAAGACATACGACAAGCCAGAGGGCGAGCGCTCAATGGCAGCAACCACACAGGCATTTTCCGCTATCACCGGCATACACATGACCGAACAACAGGGCTGGTTATTCATGGCCACGCTCAAGATGGTTCGTTCACAACAGGGCCAGCACCGCCCCGACAACTTTGTTGATGGTTCGGCATATATGGCCTTGGCTGGCGAGTGTGTTGGAGACCCCACCGAATAAGCCGCGCTGAACCAAAAAATCAACACCGCACCACCCCGTGAAAAGGAGTGCAACGATATGGCCGCAAAAAAAGGCGAGCAGTTTACAACTCGTATGTCGAATGAACACCGGGTTAAGATACAAAACAGCAATATTCTCAACGCTTTGATTGAACACGTTGTCGGCAAACGTGAAATGTCACCTACGCAAGTGACGGCAGGCCTTGGGCTGTTGCGCAAAGCCCTTCCTGATTTGTCTACGGTCACTCTTGAAGGCAATTCCGAAGCGCCGTTGCAAGTTGTTCAGATTGGTCTAGTCGCCGTTGACCCACACAACGATTGAACTGCCCAAGGTATTGCGGCCTGTCTTTCTAGGCGAGGCCCGTTATCGTGGAGCGCACGGCGGCAGGGGCAGTGGTAAGACACGCACATTCGCCAAAATGACAGCCGTTAGGGCTATTCAGCTATCACAGGCAGGAAAGAGCGGCATTATTCTGTGTGGCCGTGAGTTTATGAACTCGCTGGATGAGAGTTCGCTGGCAGAAATCAAAGCGGCCATTGCCTCCGAACCGTGGATGCGTCCATTCTTCGAGATTGGCGAAAAGTACATTCGCACCGTTGATCGGCGTATAGAATACAAATTTGCGGGACTTCGCCACAACCTCGACAGCATTAAGTCAAAGGCCCGCATTCACTTGATGTGGATTGATGAGGCCGAACCTGTAAGCGATACGGCTTGGACTAAAATCATCCCAACCGTTCGTGAGGAAGATAGCGAACTTTGGATAACGTGGAACCCTGAAAGCAAGCGAAGCGCCACGCATTTGCGATTTAGGGAAGACCCGCCAGAAAGCAGCAAGATTGTGCAGGTCAACTATCAAGACAACCCTTGGTTTCCTGACGTTCTCGAAATGGAGCGCCTGAACGATCTCAACAAGCGTCCTGAAAAATACGCCCACATTTGGCTTGGTGATTTTATCACGGCAGTTGAGGGCGCTTATTACGCGGCAGGCTTGCTTGAAGCAGGTCAAGAAAAGCGCATAGGGCGGGTAGCAAAAGACCCGTTAATGCAAATACGGGCTTTTTGGGATATTGGCGGTACGGGCGCAAAGTCCGATGCAACTGCCATTTGGATTGCTCAATTCGTCGGTAAAGAAATTCGGGTGTTGAATTATTACGAAGCGCAGGGCCAGCCTCTTGCCTCTCACATCAACTGGTTGCGTACCAACGGGTACAAAGATGCTTTGTGCGTGTTGCCCCATGATGGAGCGACTAACGACCGCGTGCATGACGTGAGTTTTGAAAGCGCGATTGAACAGGCTGGGTTTGAGGTTGAAGTTATTCCCAACCAAGGTAAGGGCGCGGCTTCTAAACGAATTGAGGAAGCCCGACGCTTATTCCCTCGCATGTGGTTCAACGAGTCCACAACAGAGCCGGGGCGCGATGCTTTGGCTTGGTATCACGAGAAAATGGACGAAGACAGAAGCATAGGGCTTGGCCCCCTGCACGACTGGGCAAGCCATGGGGCCGATGCCTTTGGTTTAATGGCGGTTGCTTATGAGGAACCAACCAGCACGGCAATGCCGGATATAGAAAATGATTGGGTTGTTTAATGGCTAAGATTACCGAGCGGGAGATCAAAAGCCTTGTTTCACACTACATTTCCGCAGGTGAGAACTTTGACAAGACCGAATTGTCAGAAAGCCGCACACGGGCCATTGAGTATTATAACGGTGAAATGCCTGACACGCCTTCCAAGCCTAACCGCTCGAAGGTTGTCAGCCATGATTTAGCAGACACGATTGGTTGGATTTTGCCCGGTATCATGCGGGTTTTTACGGCCAGCGATGAATTCGGCAGCTTTGAGCCGCAAGAGCAAAACGACGAAGAAGGCGCAAAACAGGCTTCCGATTATATCAACCACGTGTTTTGGAAAGAGTGCGACGGTTACAAGGTCATATGGGATAGCGCCCACGATGCGATGCTTTCAAGCAATGGTATCATCAAGCACTATTGGGACACGTCTGAAGAAAGCAAAACGTCCGTCCACACTGGTCTAAACGACATGCAGCTAACCGCGCTATTGCAAGACGACGATGTGAGTGTGCTGACCTCCGACGAGGTTCAATCTCAAGACGAAATGGGCCAAGTTGTCACGCTCTACGATGTGAAAATTGAGCGCATTACATCCAAAGGCCGATTGAAAATTGAGGTTGTCGCGCCGGAAGACTTTTTGATTGACGGCAAGGCAGACACAACCGACGAGGCGCGTTTTGCCGCCCACAGGCAGGAGTTAACGCGATCTGAATTGATCGAAATGGGCCTTGATAAAGACAAGGTTGCCAACATTGCCACAACTTCGCAGAGTAGCGAGGAAGACGACGCACGGGCGGAAGACCTGGTCGACCAAAGCGAAAACGGCGTGGATTCTTCGACTGATTTGGTTGAGGTCTATGAATGTTACGTGAAAGCCGATGTGGACGACGATGGTGTGTCCGAAATGGTGCGCGTTATGGTTGCCGGGCGTGGTGACAATTGCACCATTCTCGATTGGGAAGTATGGGACGACGACCTGCCATTCACTGACATTGTAATTGACCGCGTGCCGCACCGTTGGCAAGGGCGCTCAATTGCCGATGAAACCCTTGATGTGCAGCAGGTCAAGACCGTTATTTTGCGCCAGGCGCTTGATAATATCTACAGCGTGAACAACCCACAGAAAGAAGTAGAATCCGGTTCGGTTATGAACCCTGACTCCCTCGTGGCCCCTAAGTTTGGTGGCTTGATTTGGCGCAAGAAAGGTTCCGCCCCAATTGTACCGCACGAAACGCCATACATTGCCGACAAAGCGTTTTCGGCGCTTGAGTATATGGACAGCGTTGTGGAAAAACGCACGGGTGTTTCACGGGCAACAATGGCCCTTGACCCACAGGCGTTGCAAAACCAAACAGCGGAAGGTGTGCGCGAAAGCAAAGACAGCAGCCATTCCAAGATTGAGTTAATCGCCCGCAACTTAGCCGAATTGGGTTACAAGCGGATGTTGCGCAAGCTTCTAAAGCTGGTTGTAAAACACCAAGACAAACCCCGCACCATTCGCTTGCGCGATACCTGGGTGGATATGGACCCGCGCCATTGGAACGCCTCAATGGATGCTACGGTGAATACCGGCCTTGGCACCGGCTCGCGTGACCGTGATATGTCGATGCTCAATATGGTCCTTCAAAACCAGTATTTGATTGCACAGAAAATGGTGGAACTTGGGGCGACTTCAACAGCACTCAACATGCTACCCCTCATTCGGAATACGCTTTCCAAAATGTGCGAAAGCGCAGGGCTGAAAAACCCGGAGGCATTTTTCCCTGAAATTGGGGAGCCTGAAATTCAAGCAATCGAAACGCAAATTCAAGAGCGTGCGCAGCAACCTGACCCAAGGGTTGAGGCTGATAAAGCCCGCGCCCAATCGCAAATGCAGATTGAACAAGCCAAGCTGAAAATGAACCAAGAAAACAGCCAACAAAAACTCGCCATGGAAGGCCAGATTGCCGAACAAAAGGCGGCGCTTTCCCG